TTCCTGATGCTGCGATTGAGGCGACCGAGAGCCTGAAGATCATTGGTCGTGAGGCGAACCTGTCGTCTAAAGAGATGCGGGCGCTTTGGTACGACGCTCTTAAGGCGAAGGGCATCAAAAACCCTAGCTTCGCTAGCGACAAGCAGATTCAGGGTGTTATTGAGAAAACGCGGGAATTAGCAGATCTGCGTAAGCGTGGGGCAGTTGACATCAATGCAGAAGCAGCCGAGTCTCAGCGCCTGCTTGAGATTTCTGCTGCCCGTGTTGAGGCCGAGAACAAGCTTCTGAAGCCTGCGCAGGAGCGGCTCAAGTCGGCCATGGCGTTGCAGGGCCTTGAAGGTGGCGCGCGCCAGGTTGCAGAAGCGCAGCTTGCGATTGATCTTGCGCGTGAAAAGGCCGCCAAGGCCCGTGCGGAGGCAGACAAGGCATCCGGGCAGCAGGGCAACGAGGCCGGCGCAGCCAAGCTTGAAGTTGCTGCGCAAGCCGCAGCAGCGGACCTGAACGCAGCCATGCTCGCCAGCGGTGAGGCGATGAAGGCCGCGGCCAAATCGGCCGCAGATGAATTAAAGGCTGCCGGTGATCAGCTGAAAGGCACGCTACGCAGCAACCTTGAACTTCTCAACGCTGGCATCCGCCAGAAGGTCATTGAAGATGCCAGGAAGTCGCTCAACTCGTCGCTGGCCACGGGTCGGTTTGATACCAAGGCCATCAACAGCCAGATCAAGACCAATCAAGACCTGCTGGACATGGCCACCAAGCTGGAAGGGATCAACACCAGCTTTGACAACTACAGCAAGGCTCAGGACAACGTGGCCAAGGTGCAGGAGCAGCTCGGCGTTAGCTTCGGTGATCTGGGCGTCAAGCTTGACGACACAGCTTCCGCGATCATTGGTTTAGCCAACAAGGACTGGAACGTTTACGTGAACGGCACGTCAGTTAGCGGTATCGGCGACATGGTTTCCGCCATGAACAGGGGGATCTCATGACACTGACTATCGGCACATGGGTGTATAGCGGCAACCAGTACACGGTGCAGCCGTTTGGTTACGACGAGACTGATACGCGCCGCGGCATGACGGCTCGCAAGATCGTTGTTGGCGCGCTGCTAACGGCAGCTGAATGGGCGGCCCTGCTTGGCGTGTATAACGCTTGGCGCGATGCCCGTATTCAGGATCCTGACAGCCTGACCAGTAATAGCGTCGGGACCACAGTAGATGTTTCGTCTAGTGCTAATACGGTGAGCTGGTCGGCGGTGCCGTGTTGGTTTATTAGCGCTCCGTCTGGTGAGCAGGTGGGCCGGTATATCCAGGCCACTGTTGAACTGGTTGACGCCGCCCAGGCTTTGCAGGTGCTGCAGGCTGAGGGTGCCAAGGCCACGGCGACGTATTACTTCGGCACTTGGACGATCGGGGCTACCACGCTGAACCTGCGCAAGCCGCCGGAAACCTATCAAGATATGCCTTCGATGGCGCTGACAGTGGCCGGCGAAACGTATATCACCGGCCCGTTAGCAGCCACCAAAGTCCGCGCCATTGAAGGTGACACGGATGCTGCAGGATGGGCAGCTATTCAGACATGGGTAGAGACAACCGTGGGCACAAGGCCAACCAGTGGGCAGTGGTTCCCTATCAGTGCGCCCTCAGCGACGGCTGAGGCCAAAATTGTGAGTGGTGCTAGAGCAGACGTGTATACCGTGTCTATGACTTTGGGGCAGGCGCGCTAATGGCTATTGATATTCGCGCCAACGTCACCTGCAGCCTTGGCGATTTGATTAGCGGCAGCATTGGCGATGACTACATCCAAGGAAATGGCCTGGTCAAAACCAAGGGCAGTTGCGAGCTGAACGGGATTCTGACGCCAAAGCCTGGCACGGTAGTCACGTTTAGCTATTCACGTGGTGGTAGCGCAAAACAAATACCGCGCAAGCTTCGTGTGCTGAGCAGCTTCGCTGACCCGTTCCGCAATACAACCAAAGTTGAGCTGGGATGCAAATTAACTTACCTTGAAGGCCTCGCGCCTATGCCGCTTGATGATGAAGGGCAGAAGGCTGAGCTTGATGCGCGTCGTCAGCACTGCCTGAACGGATATGTAGATTATCCGCCCAATTCAGAAGTGCCGTATCCGATCAACGCATCTGCGGTGATGAACGAGTGCCTGCAGAAGCTCAAGATCACGGCTAGCAGCGTGCCGCTGACAAACGTCTTCATGATTGACAAGTTTGACTTGTCTGCTGGCTACGTTGAAGTGCTTTCAGATCTGCTGCTGTCAGAAAGTTACTTTGGATACCTAGACGCCAACGAGACGCTGCAGGTTGTTTCGCTAAGCGGCGACGGTGGGAAAGGTCCAAATATTGATGCCACAGCACTCATTGATCTTGGGCCGATCGGCGTTGGCGACCTTCCTGCTGAAACGGTGCTTGTGCGATACGAAGGGCTAAAGCTGGATCGTGAGATGGAGTTGTCAAATCTTGACACCCGAAATCTTAGAAACTGGGAGGAAGAAGAAACGGTTGGCGATCCAGAAAAGTATCCGTTGCGGTACACCACGACTAGCGGGGCGACTGCTGAATTGACTTTTGGGTTAATACCTTATAGCAAAACGGTCACGCAGTATGGTGTCAACAATTCGTGGGATGATACAAAGTGCTATATCTATGGCACCGAGGGGGCGGACCTTAGCGACAAGCCAATTAAGCGCACAACAACAACCCGCGTTTTAAAAGCGCAAGCTGCCGGTAACTATTGCGCCCAGGTCTTGGCCGTTGGCTTTGACCCAAACCCAAGCCACGTTGGTGAGCAACGCAGCGAAACTGAATACGAATACGATGCAAAGGGCGAGTTAAAGCGAACGGTTGAATCGACATACCAGCCCTTTTATATGTGGGCCGGCGGCCTGGACGTTGATTTCGTCTATTCCGACGCCAATGGCGTGCCTGACGTGGTGACGCTCGGCGCCGCTGATGTTTTGACAGAAAAAGTCATCACAGAATACGAGAATATTTACGCTCAACGCCCTGCTGTGGTTTACCTGCAGGCGGGTGAGGAATATGAGCCTGAAATCGCAGGCCAAAAGGTCACCACGACTCGGTATCTCAACTGGGCTCTGACGCAGCAGGGTCAGCAAACAATCGCGTCTATCAAGGATGACGCCGCGTTTGCCAATGCCCAAGAATGCGCCAACTGGTTGATTGCCAATAGCCGCAAGCTAGTCCAAGACGACTGTCAGGTTCAAACAAACCGCGGTCGGACAGTCGCCGGAGGCCAAATCAGGCCAAGCAAGGCAGATCGCGCTATCAACGCCAACGGTCAGCCGCCCGTTGAAGCTGTTGGCAAGCTTGCGTTTGCGACAGGCAGCCCGGTTTCTGATCGTGCGTTGGTGCTGTCAATGCCGTATCAAAGCCAGCCATACTTCTCGGCATCTGGCCAAATCATCCAAGGCGATGCCGAAGCCAAAGCTCTTCTGTTCGGTCGTTGTCAGAACAGGCTGCTGGCAGGCAACCGAAACGGGGCAAGTGTTCAGGTCCATCCCGACAAGCTGCCGGCGGCACCGTTCAAGCCTTTCTATTTGACCATTGGCAACCTCGCCGTTCAATACCGTGCAAATGCTCTGAACTGGGCGTTTAGCAGTGATGGCATTGTGGCCAGCATGGATGCCTTGTGCTGGGGCGTTGCTGGAGGGACGGGCACACCATGGGTTCCTGTGGCGCCTGGGGTGACGACGTTTCCGCCGCTGCCGGTCTCAGATGCTGACGGCAACGTTGATGTGACAACGATCGTGCCGCCATGGAACGAAACGGTCCCACTGGTTGGTCGTACACGGACGTTGTTGCTCGTTAAGGACTATGCCTACGCCATTGGAGGCACGACTGAAACGGCAGCACTAGTGACGCGCACTAAGCTCGTCGTCGGTTATCGCTTGGCTGCTGATGCAGGCAGCTTTGCTCTGACCGGCACGGCTCAGCCAATCAAGCTGCGCGCCGGTGCTGGCAGCTTTGTTCTGAGTGGGTTGCCTGCAGGGTCTTTAGGCAACCGTGTCTGGCGCGTCAATGGCACGACGTTCAATGTGTTGGGCCAAGACGCCAGGCTTGTGCGTAACTACGCGCCGCTTGCGGCAGATGCTGGGTCGTTTGTTCTTGACGGTAAGCCTGCCGGCAAGTTCAAAGGCACATCAATGAAGGCTGATGTAGGCAGCTTCACCGTTAGCGGTGGTGATGCGGGCCGTTCTCGTTCATATCTGCTGTCAGCTGGCCCGGCGGCATTCAGCTTTAACGGCCGCAGTGCAAACATTGGCGTGTCCGATCCTTACTTCAGCAGCGTTGTACTGCTGCTTCACATGAACGGCACAGACGGAAGTACGAACTTCGTGGACAGTAGTAGTTCTTCCAAAACCGTCACTGCCTATGGCGGGGCGGCTATTAGCACTGCGCAGAGCAAATTCAATGGCAGTAGTGGATCATTTGACGGTGCAAACACCTATCTGCTAGCTGATGATAGTCCTGACTGGTATCTCGGAACTGGCGAGTTTACGATTGAGGCGTTTATTCGGTTGACGACTCAGGCGACTACGGCCACCATCGCTGCGCAGAGAGGCACTGACACTAATGCCCACGCTTGGTCTTTTACCGCATCAAACGTAAGCGGTGGTCAACTGCAGTTTCGTTACACCACAAGCGGTAGCTCAGTTGTAGTTAGGAATCCCACATGGGTGCCAACCCTTGGCACATGGCATCACGTCTGTGTTTGCCGAGCAGCAGGGACGCTGCGGTTGTTTGCTGACGGCGCAGTGATTAACAGTGTGGCAAACAGCGTAGACATTTTCAATAGCCCCAAGCCTCTGATGATTGGCGCTGGAAACAATAATACAACCACAACGGTTCCAATCAATTTCCTGCACGGCCATATTCAAGACTTGCGCATCACAAAGGGCGTTGGTCGCTACGCGGCCAATTTCACTCCGCCCACCCGGCCGTTCCCTGATTTCTAGTTCGGTAAGCTAGGGGAAAGCTAAAGCCATTCATGGCCACCTTCAATAAGTTCAATAGCTTTGTGGAAGCGTTGGCAGAAAAAAAGCATGACCTTGGGGCGGACACGCTGAAGGTGATGCTGACCAAT